GCAGTGATTTGGGCGGTCTGCTCCTGTTCCATGGGAGCGACCTCACCAGAGAAGTACTGGGTCAAAAGCGTCAGATTCGCGGGCGTTGTGATGTTATTAATTCGCGCGCGTGCGGTCAATTGTGCGGCCGTTTTACAACCCATCAGAAGGTCATGTTGTTCTTTACGCATTGTTATCTGCATGCTAGAATCATTCCTTCCAAATGAAATGTACTCCTGGTCAACTTGCATGTGTACGACACTGTTGAAATTGGGTCGCAACTTGCTGGTGTATACGATTCTCTCGAGCTTGCGTCTGGCGATCGCAGATGGCACAAAGCTAAATTCAAAGAATTCAAAGCTAGGCGATAGCCATACTATAGCTCGATCTGGACAGTCAATGAAGGGCCGGGTGTGATAAATCTTATAAATGCACACCCTTTGCACGCCAGGTAAATACCAGTGGCGCTGTGCAATGGCAATGTATTCGCCAAATGCACACCAATTCCATACTTTATGCGACCAGACACCCCCACCCGAGACTTTGTATGTGACGACGTTGTCTCGAATGGTGAATGGGCTGTCACCATCAACACCAGCAACTCGAGTTGGGTTGAAAGTGTAGATGACCGTGAGGGCACGTCCCGATAGGATACGGTTGAGGTCTTCAACATAATAATCACAATCGATCAGTGTAACAGCCATTCGGGGGTCGATGTCGTCAACTTGATGTGGGGTTGCGAGATCGTCTGGCGCAATGTGGTGGAGCGATTTCCTGTCAGCCGTTGAATTGGCCCATGGGGAGAATTCATACTTTTCCATTCCGGCAGCAACGATTGACATGTCAATGGTTGTGCGTGCAAGGTCTCTTGCAGCTCCGGAAAGAGCATGACCATTGTCATTGACTCGACGGTGGTGGATGTCGGGTATCGAGTCAAGAGGACTGAAGTGCGGATTCGCACGTTTGACACGGGTGTAATTCGTGATCAGACGTTGAAACCAGTATACGTCGCGCTGTCCATCTATGGTGTACGGCGAGGGTTCAAGGAACGGTACTATGAACAACCGGCAAAATTCGCCAACCGTGAAAACAGTTAAGGCGAGCATTGTAAGCGCTATGGCCCAAGCGAGTAGCGGATTGTCATATAAACCAACATGCCTGTATGGGATGTGGAAGAAGTCTTGCCAGAACGACCAGTCTCCTTCACG